GTCATTTGGGTTTGGGCAAACGTCTTTTAATACCCCCCCCTTTGGTGGTGCCTGCCCGTCGTCCTGTGATCCTTTGTCACCCATTCAGCCCCTCGATTTCCTTATGGCACGGCTCACACAAACTCATTAAATTATCCCAATCCAAACGCCGCGAACGATCAACCCGAATTGGTACAACGTGGTGAACGTGTTCAACCGGTGTAATCTTTCCTTTGTCCAAACAAACCTGGCACATTGGATTTGCAACCCTAAACGCCTTGCTTAATTTTTGCCAATCGTAACCGTAACCGCGTTGCGTTGTCGTTTGTGCCTTTGTTTGTTCTCGTTTGCGGCAATCGCATTGCCCCGCTATTTGTCCGCACCGGCAAAACTTCATCATTCCGGCGCATACGTCACAACATATTGCCCCGTGCTTATAACGTTCGCGTTTGCCGTATTCCTACAACTCCAACGCTTTTGGCCAAGTGTTGTATTACTGGTTGACGTGCTAAACGTGTAACTTGTCGCCGTCTTGGTGATACTTGCGTCGGTAATTGTTTCCACGTCCGTTGTTTGCCGATCCTCAACAACAACCGCCAACGTCATTCCCGTGGTGTCAACTGGGTCGCCGTCCGCGTCAACTGGCAACACCGTAAACGAAACCGTTTCGTTTAAATATGCTTTTAACGTTGTTTCGTTTGTCCGTTGTGGTGTTACGCTTTGGATTGGATAAACAACCACGGAGGAACTACCGCCGCCGGCATCGGTTAACGCTTTCCCCGTTGTTCCGCTTGTTTGGTGATCCGACGTTGCCGCGTTCCAAACCTGGTTCTCAATTTGCGTCAATGTTAAATTGTGACCGGCCAACAATATAAATTCATCGCTATCGGCAGGTGCTGACGTCCAGTTTTCGTCAAACGTGACCGCTTTTGTCGTTCCGTTGTAATCGGCAATAATCCGAGATTGCCCCGTTAACGCCCCTGAAATAAATACTAACGTGTCATCATTGTAAAAATCATCAACCGCACTGGTTAAATTTGTAATAAATGCCGACGTTGTAGCGCTGGCGTCGTTTACGCTCGATTCCTCAGCAATTAACCCCTCTTTCATTTGGCGAATTGCTTTACCAAACGAGCCGGCCACGTTATGACCGCTCATCAACTCATCCCAAACGGCGTCCGCGATTGCCGACGTTGAAGCTCCCTCTGTAAATTCAACACCGCTGATTGTTTCGCCATCGGTTCCCGCAAACGGCACTTTATAATGACAAACGCCATCAGAACCATTTAAACCAATTAACCTGTAATTGCCGTCGATTGCCGTTGGGTTTATAAAAATTGCCGAATATAAACCACTTGACGCCGGCAACTCCGAAACCGATGTTGTCGAATATGCCTCTGTTTGACTGCCAACCGCAAACAGTTTGGCCGTTAACGTTTGACTTGGTGCCGCTGCAAACAAAACTTGTTGGGTCGCCATTTTTTAAACCTCTGGTTGCACGTCCCATTCAGGACGCAATTGGTTAAGCGTTAAACCGTCGCCCCAAGTGTAAGCACCGTCCAACAAATACCGAGCCGGCACCATTTCATTGACCAAATCGGCGTCCTCTTGCAAATGAAACGCAATAAAATTTTTTGAACCAGTCAACATCAATTGAGTTTTTGCATGGTCGGCGTCAATTTTAGCTTGTACCTGTTCCTTGGTTTGTGCGTTTTCCCCGTGCGTTATTGGTGCGCACCAAAAAACATCAATCATCTTCATCCATTCGGACAATTGACGCCTTGATTCGTTGTCGGCTCGTTTTAACGCCCGATTTAATTGATCTGCTGGCGTGTCGATTTTTTCCGCTGGTTTGTATTTGCTCATTTTATCCCGCGCTGATTTTAACTGTTCCAGAATCATTCCATAATTGGCCTGCAACCGCTGGATCGGATGTATGTAAGTTTGATAAGGTCATGTTGCCACTTGCAACGATATTGCCAAAGTATCCTGTTGACCACTGACGGGTAGCAGAACCAAATTTAGTTCCTAAGTCAGAGCTAGGCTGCATATACTTATAGACAGTTATGTTAGCCGAACCGAAGCTCATGTACTGGGAGCCGCCTCTGAAAAACTGAAATGAGCCATTATAGTTCATTTGCAGGTATGAGTTTCCGCTTCCAACCCTGAGCGTTCTTCCTACTCCAGCGTTAGTAAGCCCCACCCTGACCGTGAATACGTTAGATGTAGCTGAGATGTCTAGAAACTCTGAGTCAGTCGACGATGAGTCACCGAGGTTGTATAGCCGATATGACCCGCCGACTTCGGATGTTATGTTACCTGTGAAGCTGCCATCTACAAACGATGGGCTGTCAGTAGTATTCAAATCCTGATCGAATGGGTTACCGCCGGGGAGTCCAGTTAATCCTGAACCATCACCAACGAAAGCATTAGCGGTTACAGTACCACTAAAGTCACCATCTACTGATGCAATTGAATTGAACGTTACGTCGTCCGTTGCGCCCAAACCTATTGCGTCTGCCGCAATGCCCTCGGTGGACGCCGTCAACACGGTTGTTCCAATGGTCGTTGCGTCAATTATTGCCGTCGATGTAAAGGCCGTGATTGCCATTTATCGCCGCCTTCCACGAAAAACACGCGATAAAACACGCCGAAACAAACCTTTTCGTTCCTGTACGTTAACGCGTACTTCCTCCCGTTTGGTTTCCAATCGCTCCAAAACTTCGCCGCTGCCCAATTCTATTTGCACATCAACATCACCGTTACGGGTAACTGATCGTTGAACCCGCCGGCCACCAAACAAACCCCGCCGAACCTGGCATTGGCCATTTTCGCAAACTGGCACCGGCTCCAACAAAACGGATTCCTGCGCGTTAACAAAAACAACCGAACCAACAACGATAAACAAAACTAATAAATAGCGTTTCATTTTTTAACCTTTGAAACTATTAAACCGATGGCCTTAAATCCCCAATCCCAACTTAACGGCGTTAGCATTGTAGGCGCAATGTAAAGGAAAACAAACAACGCAATCAACGTTGCAATTTTGGCAAATCTCCAAGCGTTTTGCAAAAACTCTAAAAAATTGCCGATAATGTTAAATCGTCTCCCCTCCGGCCGTCGTATTGCCGGCCGTTCCAAATCTTCCCCCCTAATGGGAAACCTCCACCGGTGTACCGTCGTTTTTACTTCCAACGGTTCTGGTTCGTCGTCGTCTGCAAAAATAGCCGTTGCCAATAGATCGAGCCGCACCGCGCCCGCTGGCAACTTCCCTAAATCCTGAATCGGAACCGCCCCCGCCGGCAATTCCCAACCTGTTGAGACCCTGCCGGCTTTAATATCGTGTATTCGGTCGGCCGTCATTGCCAACCCTTGCCAACCGGTAGGCGTTTGAATCGCCCACGCCGTCCGACCTACCGTTTCCCATTCTTGCCGATCAATTGACCAACGGAACAAACCGCCGCCGGAATCGCCTGGTATGCTTTTTGGGTCGTAATATAACAAACCGTTTTTAATTTTTACCACGTCGCCGGCTCTTGCCCGTGGTTGCCGGCCATCGCTGCAACCGACGGAAAACACTAAATCGCCGGCTTTTAAATCATCAACGCCATAAGGTGCCAACGGAATAACCGGTTGCGCCCCGCCTAAATCCTCCAAGCTTACAACGATTGTTGCCAAATCTTTTGCAACGGAGTTTTCAAACCAGGATTCACACGTTTTGGCCTTTGTTGACGCCACCAAATCGCCGCCATTCCAAACGTCAATAACGTGTTGTCGTCCGCGATCCATTGCAACATGCCGGTTTGTTTCAAACTCAACATGCGTTGCGTTCAAAATATCCGTTTCGGGGTAATACTCTTGCCCCTCTTTCCGGAGGTAACCTATTGCACTTGCCGAACCGGTTGAACCCTTTGAACGAACACGAATTGACGCGTCGAACACAGATTGAGCCAAACCGTCAAACGGTAGGTTTTCCCCAACGTCAACCGGTTTTTCAGTTTTGCAACCAATGGCCGACACAAAAACAAATGTTAAAACCACAAAAAAACGTGTCATAAAATTGGCTTCCCTGCCTTTGTCGGCGTCCTTGCTTAAAACGGTACGTCGTCGGGTTTGTATTCCGTTGCCGGCAGACCGTCCGTCGTTGCCCAATGAGCCGGTTTCTTTTCTTTTGGCGTTTCGTGCTTTCCGCCGGTTGCCTTTTCGTTCGGCTTGGCGTTGTCCCACATGTTAACCCAAACCTGATCCGGGTTGATTCGCGTGCCATCCTTTAAAATAATTTCGGCAATGTCGTTTTCAAACGTGCCGCTAATCATTCCGTTTTCACGTTCCCAAAATGCGGCCACGTTTAAATTGGTACCCGTAATTTTTGACTTAACGTAAAACTTAAACCTTGGTTTTTCCCCTGCCATCTTTTACCCCTTGTTCCAATCGTCGAAATCCCCCGCGAAAACGGATTCTACCGCGTGCGGGCTGTCTGTCAAACTCATAAACTCCCAACCTGGCCGAACGCAATCTTTAAGGAACCACCGAAACAACAAACGATCCGGCTTTTTCTTGTAGAATTTAACCAACCCCTTTAAAGCACCCTGAGACACTCCAGAACTGGCAAAGTGCCTTTCTAGCTCAATGTCACTCAGGTTATCAATTTGTGCGTCCAGTGCGTCCCGTGGTGCGTCTGTTGGCATAGTAGCTGTCAACAAACCTTTTGACGGGTGGTCATCGGTTTTCGCGTCACCTTTGGCCGTCGGCGTGTACCCCTGCCGGATTTGCCGAATTGACGGGAAGAAATCTAATTCTCTCCGGCAACGTTTCATTGCCGCAATGAATTGTTCATTGCTCCAATTTTCGCACGCCTGCCAAATCTCCATGCTGGCTGGGTCGTTTAGTTGCGTCCGAAATACGCTTTGTGTTATCGCCATTTGTTGCGTGAATGTGATTCTGTCCATTTTTGCTTGCTATCCTTTGGTCTATTATTTTTGAAACGTTAGCCAAAACCTCAAAATTTGCTTCTTGCCGTTTTTGCTCTTTGCTTTTCGGTTCCCTTCGTTCCCATTCCTTCGGATCGTCAAGATACCCGCCCTTGTTTAACCAGGTTGCCGGGTGCGGGATAAACTCCCCCGCTGCCGCAATGTCGGACGCTGCAAACATTTCGGCGGCATTTGTAATTTCGTATGGCTCAATTTCCGCCGACGCTTTCTTCCACGCCTTTAACGCCGCCTTTTTGTTGACCTTGCGCGGGTAAACCTGCCAGAACTCAACAAAGGAATCTGGGTAATCCGTCAAACCCGTTTGACGTATAGTTTTCCTCTCCTCTCGTTTAGTCTCCTTTCCTCTCCTCTCCTCTCCTCTCCTCTCCTCTAGGGACGCTTTCCCGCCAGAAACCGCCGAATCCCGCCGGATTCCGCCAGAAACCGCCCGATCTTCAATCCAACCCACTTTTACCAACAAATTTACGGCATTTTGAAACGCGTCAACGTCAATAAATAACAACGTTGCAAAAACTTCGTCAGTGTAATCTTTTGGGAAATTGCCGCGTTGCCGTGCGTCAAAAGTTGCGGCAAGTTGCACCAATTGAATGAAAACCGAAAATGCCTGTTGCCCCTCAATCCCGTATTTTGACAATGCCGCGATGCCGGCAGACGGTTTGCCGCACGGCAACGTCACCCAATTAAGACCCTTTTTAACGCGATCACTCTTTCTGCCTTGCTCAAACGTCTTTTCCCAATCCTTAATTTTCATGGCAAACCTCACAAAAAATGCCACCCAAGAAACGCCGTTTGTCCGGCTGGTCGCAGCAACCGGCGGCGTCAATTGGATGGCTTAAATAGCTTGTTGAACCTGCGACGGACAACAAAAATTGACTCTGTTTTACCCCGTTAAATGAACCTCTTTAATAGCGTTTTGCATTGTCTTTGACCACTGGCCGACGTCTTTATTTCCGCGTAGGAAGTTTAACAAGTTTTGACCGCGAATTTCTGACAACGCGTAAAGTTGAGAGCCGGTGACAATTTCGACCCAATTTTTAAACTCGCTTTCATCCCTGAAAACCTCAAATTGCACCGCCTGGTTAATCAATTTAATAAAGGTTGATTCTCCCATTTCATCACTGGCCGGCGCTTCCTCTTTTGGCAAATCTTCACCTTGATAAAGATACATTCCCAATCCGAACAACGCAAAACATTTAACCAGGCACCTCATTTTTGCGTCGGAAATATCACGGGCGTTAGGATTTTCTACCGCTTTGCCACTGTAACCCTTCATAACCGGCAACCAAACCGATCTAATAAACGCCCCAATTTGAACTGTGCAATTAACCTCTGCCGTACCGTCGGCAAACGTGACCAATTCCCCAAATTTGTAAGTTGTTTCGGGATAATTGGCCATCATCAACGCCCAAGCGTTAGACCAACTCAAATAATTGCAACCGTTCTTTTTCTCAACATATTGGGAAACGTCAATTTTGCTCAAACGTTCCCATATTTCACCATATCCACTCATTTAAACCCCTCCGTTAAAACTGTTGTTGCCGTTGTAATATCGGCACGCCCTCCGCAAAAATCGGCAAAAAATAAAAAACTCAATAGATTCGTCACCTTGGTAGTAATCGTTTGGTTGACAATTCACCAAACGCCGACCAAATGCGATAGCCTCGGCCGTGGTGCGATCCGCCAACAGCATGTCAGCGATAAAGGAAACGCCGTATTTTTTCCGTTCCGGCGAACGCCAAATTTTTTCCTGTAACCGACTGGCGATTTCGGTTAATGACTCAATAGCCTCGTTCATGCGACAACCTCCGTTTGGTTTGAACGTGCCAAATAATACGGCGGCAAGTTTACGGCGTCAATGTTGATTTGTCAAACTGCTAGCTAGGGGCCAGGTGCCGCCGGAGGTGTTGCGGACGGCAAACAACTAAGATTTCCGTTTAGCCCAATACCAAAATTGTCAAACGTTGCGTCGGCGTTTCCAGTATCCTGAACCCGCGCAAAATAGTAAGTATCGTCGCACAAATTAAACGCGTTATAATTCATTTCCAAATTTGTATAACTTGTCGAACTCGCTAACGTGATTCCGTCCTTTACAACGTTCCAATTAAATCGAACAAAATTAAAAAATTGGCTGTTATAAACGTAAACGGGATTAAAAAATTCGATTTGATAACGACCATAAAAATTGGATAACGTGGTCGTTACTGGTAACAATGTAGCTGTTTGATTTGTTGGAAACGTTGTGTTTAGGCTCCAATATGCCTCACAATCCCAAGCGCCGCCGCCGGATCGTTCGTTTATTTGGATTTTTATTCCCTGACCCGAATCGTCGTTACCACTACCAACAAAAATACCAAAATGGCAGGAAATAACGCCCGACGCCGGCAAATCTACCAAATCAATGGTAAACACATTGCGGTTTGCGTAGCCGGTTAAAAATCCTGTTGAGTTTTGAACCGAACCGTTCACGCCATAATGCCGCATCATAGATGCAAAAGCGTTTGTGTTGGTTAACTCAATTTCCGCCGAATTGTTAACCGTTGCCGTGCTACCAAAAAACGCTGAATCGGTAAACCTTAAGTATGGGTTTGCCGTCGGCGTTGGCGTTCCCGTTTCCGACAAAATAACTTGGCCAGATGTATAGCTGGAATAGTCGTCAAACTCGCACGGAGCGTACCAGGGGCAACCGCATCAACACCGGCCAACGCTCATCAAGGTTTTCATCATTCACACTCCGCGCCGACAATGCGCCAAACGCTTTCATCGGCAAAAAACTGTATCAAAACCATTTTTCCCGCACTAATTGTTTCCGTTGACAACCAATCAAACACAACGTTTACGGTTTCGCTTGTCGCGGCCGGAGCCGATCCGCTGCGCCTCCAAACTGTAACAACGCCGGTTGTTCCGCTTGCAAGGTCGGCATTAAGCTTTCCAATCTTAACGTTTTGTTGTTCTAAAACGCGCGGTTGCCGCACCGTTCGCCGTGCAAACGTGCTAGGATTGCGTGCGCGAAAGTCGGCGGCCATTTGCCGCAAAATTGCAATATCTGTTTCGGATAGGTTCGTAATCATAGGCTTAACGGCGACCAATCTTTTTCTTCAAAGATTTTCCAGTTCGTGTAACACGCCTTGCCCTGTACGTTTCCGGTTGCGTCAACGCCCAACCTTGCCCCTGCTCCGTTTAACGGCCTTGGGTCGCCGATGGCAACCTCTTTCCCGTTTGGCGTTTTTTCGGTCATCGTCAACCACGCAAATTTGACGGTTCCCGCCGTTGTGTCGGGGTAAAGGTCATCAATTTCGGTTTGCGTCCAGGTTCCGCCCCCTGGTTTATCCTGCCCCGCGTAAATTCTTTCGGATTGCGAAACGTCGGCCTCGGCGTGAATCCAAGTATCAACCTTGTGTTCCATTGGAAACGAAACGCGAAAATATAGGTTTGAATCAATCCAAACTGGTTGTTTCGTTATTGGTTTCATTCTTAACGTTTTGGCGTCAAACGTGTACGTTGCTTTTGTTCCCGTGCTATCGGTTTCCGTTATTGTTAAACTTGCGTTGTTTATCGTGTTAACGTAAGAATCATAACTGGACGTCCAAGACGATTCCAAACGCGTTACCGTAATGTTTTGCCGATATGCCGTCCGTTCTGCGTGTACCGTTTCGCCGGTCGAAACCGTAACGTTGCCGTCGTCCATCCAACTCGGTGCCGTCAATGCCGTTCCTACTGAATGGCCGCCGCCCTCGGTAACCTCTAAAAACGTTGCGTCGGTCACCGGTTCCGAATATTCTAAATACTGAATATCAACGCGTTTGGCCTCACTTGTTGGATTTGTAACCGGTTGCCCGTTGGTATCCCGTGCGAATTGTTCGGTGTTGTTTGAATACTGGCAAGTAATGTTCCATTTTTTGCCGGTTGCGTCGGCGTCAACGCGTGCCGCCGTTCGGTCGATCAAATACAAGGTTGCGGCGCCAAACGTGCCGGAGGAACCAATATTGGGAACCCCTGCCGCGCTTAACGCGTCGTCGGCTCCGTTGTCACGATCCGGCAATATAACCTGGTAAACCTGCGTCACGCCTAGTTGCAAAAATCCCTTTTGCACCGTTTCCTTGGTGGTTTCGCTTATCAATTGTGCTGTCATTTTATAGCCCTAAACTTGGCGCCGATTGCATGAAATCCAACATCGCGCCCAATGTATCGCTTGTCGATTTAGTGTTCTTTTCGGTTTGTTTTGCAGTGTCCTTTTCGACCTTTTGCAAACTGGTTTGTTGATTAAATATTTTAAACGCCTCCGACGTTCCCGCGCCTATGCTTTCCGCCGGGTCAGCCGTTGCCCGTGTAATATCAAACTCGGTTTGGTCACGTTGCCGCCGCACGTTCATTGCTCGATCGAACTGACCGGCAACTGACAACCCGAAATGTTGGAAACCGCCGGTTATTGCTTTGGCGGTGTCTTTGGCATTTTCAAATTGACGATTAAACAAATTGCCAACTTGATTCAAACGTTCTCTGCTTTTGCCCTTTTCCATTTCTTCTAACATACGTTGCGTTTCAACGTCATATTGAATTCTTGCATCAAACCTTGCTTGCCCTTCTTCCCGTAACGCTTCGTCCCGTTGTGCGGTTATTTCTCTCTGGGTTTTTGCCCGCATTGGTTGCCGTCCGGTAACCGCGCTTACCGTGTCGGTTTCTAATTCACCAAGCCCAGCAAACATTAAACTTGTTAAAATATCCGCCCTAGTTGCTGCGTCGCCAGTCATTAAAGCGCTGCCAACATCGGCACGAGCAAGTTGACTCTCACCGGCCATAATATTAAGACCGCCGACGGATGTCATTGCAAACGATTTGGCAAACCTATTGTTTGCCGCCTCTAATTTTTGCATTGAATCTTGATATTGTTCCCCTAAATCGGCCTGCTCTTTGGTAATTACCTGACCTAGTTCTTTTGCCAATTTGATCTGATCCTCAAACTGACTATTTGTAAGCGCCATTGTCGTATGCAGCTTGGCTTGTCTTTCGCTATAAAGTTGCGTTGCTATTAATGTCCTCTGGCCGGCGTCGGTTACTCCGTCCATCGCCCGTGACAAAACCCTGAATTGTTCTTCCGGTGACAATAAAGCCAACGCTTGAGCCTCTAAACCTAGCATTTCCAGCGCTTTAATTGCTTCGCCGGTTCCACGCGCCGCTTCCTCAATGCGGCGCGTCATTTTTTCAATTCCTTTAGTTGCGGCTCCAGCCACCAATCCACTGGTTCTTTGCGCCGCAAATTCTAAACCGCTTAAAAACTCCGTCGTTGCGCCAACGCTTCTAGCAACCTTTGCAATTTTATCCAACCGCGCCATTTCATCGGCGACCAAACCAATTCCTTTTGCCAGAGTATGATAGCCCGCAAACCCAACCGCTGCCGTTAGCAATCCGTCTTTAATCCCCGTTTTTAAACCTGAAAACATTACCCGTTGCTTTGTGGTTGTTTTTGCGTACTGGCTTTCGATCCGTTTTAATGCGTGTTGGTATTGGTCACTCCGAATTTTGCCGGTTTGAAACGCTTTGTTTAAATCGCTTAGGTCTTTTTCATACCTATCTAACGGAGTCTGTGCCGCTTTAACCGTCCGGTTAAAATCGCGAAATTCCGCCGCCGTCATTTCTAGTTCACGGCGCGTTGGCTTTGCATCGGTTTTAATGCGGAAATTTAAATCGTAAGTTTTCGCCATTGTTATACCTTAAAAATTTTGTCCAACTCTTTAACAATAGCGTTACTAACAATTTGCTCAATCTTTGGTTCCACCACGGCCTGGGCTTTTAAAAAATGCTGTTTACCCTCAACGCGCGGTGATCCGGTTAAAGGCTGCAAACCTTTACCGCGTGCGCTGTCACCTTTTGCCCCGCGTCGGTTTACGTTGTGCCCGTGTTCAATCAAATTTGCCGCGTTACCCTTTGGACGTTTCGGAAATACAACTGCCGCAAAACTGTTGTTGCGTGCGTCCGGAGGAAAAACTTTCGTTGTAATTGAGTTTTTAAGGTTGCCGGTTTTAACTGGCAATCGGCCTTTGTATTCCTTTTTAAATACGTTAGCCGATTTGCGTAAAACACCGGCAAATGCTTTTCTTGCGAATACGTCCGGCACTTGCTCCAACCTTGCCTCAACGCCTTTTGTGTCAATTTCAACGTTTGCCACTTTTCGCCCTTTCAAACCTTTCCAAACGTTTAACCAAACTTTCGGCGTTTTGGATTGGGTTTTTCTTTGGTGTGTAATCGGTTAACTGTTTTGCGATTTCCGCCCCACTTTTCCAAACCTGTTGCCGTTGTAACGCTTGCGGGTTTGCCGATTGCATTAACTCCAACCGATTCGTTTGGTTGTTTAATTGTGCTAATAACTCGGCGGTTTGAGACCAGGGATTGTACCAACCGTCCAGGATGGCCGACGCCAACCAACCGTTAAACTGTTCCCGCGTCATTCCGTCAACTAAACCGCCAACGTCAACAACTCCAAGTTTTGCCGCCAACCTGTACGCAAACGCCAAATCCGGCAACGCTTGGAGCCGCCTTACTCCCCCAAAATATCTTCCTCCTCGGCGTCGATGTATCCGTTAACCCTTAACACGTGGTAGGCCACGTCCGACCAAACGCCCGCCGCCTTTTCTCCGATTTGTTTAATAAAAACATCAAACGCCGCGTCGTCGTAATCCATCATCAACGCGCCGGTTTCGTCCAACAAACACAACGTGCAAAGTTTTAAATCCTTTACCTTGTCGCGTTCTTTGTCCAATTCGCCTTTTGGTCGTAACCACGCGTCAAAACTTAGTTTTTGACTCCGCGTTAATTCCCGCACTTTGATTAAACCCAACCCTTTGATTTCGCAATCCTCGGTTTTGGGTTCCCGCACTAAATCCGCCGCCCTTAAATAGTTCATTCCTCACCCTCCGTCGGTGTTTCAACTTCAACAACTGCTGACACGCTCGGCACAGCGCCGAACTCTTTTTCGACTAAATCAACCGCCGTATTGTATACCCAATCCGGTAATTTGCTTTTCGGCACAATAAAATTAACCCCGTGCCGCGAAGCGTAACCAATAATAAAATGATCTAAGCGTATAGCTCGGTGATCCGGCAACAACGCAACCGGTTTGCCGTCGTCGTCAAATAACGGCGCGTTGGTGATCGGATGCCGTGCTTGCGCTGGATGTTGTGTTAACTCAACCATTTTCCCCCGTCCCTAAAATTAAACTTGTGCGGTAAATGTCGGCTCGGTGCCTGCATTTGCCCCGCCGTCAAACTGCCAAACAATTGTTTGCATTTGCAATTCGTTTTTTACAAAATTTTGAGATTTCACGCTGTTTATAAACCCTGTACCAACCCACGTTGCCGCGGTTGTTCCGCCGCTCGATAGTGGAAGCGTAACGGTTAACGTGTCAACCGTTCCGGTGTCAATTTGCGATTGTGCATTATCAAACTGGCACTCAAACGTTACCGTTCCAGGTTCCGCCAAATCGCCTGGTATGTATTCTTCAAAATTAGTACTTGCCAACGTTGAAACGTTAACGTTGGGCAAGGTTTGTTCACCAATATCCATTGAAACAATTTTCAATGACAAACCCAACGTTGCAAAACTTGCGGTTGCGCCCAAACCTGTATCAATTGCCATTTCTTCAAATCCTTTATGCGGTTGCTTCGCGGTAACTTATTTCAAAATCACGGGAAACCCAATACCGCCGTTGGTTCCCGCCCTTACTTGGATTGTCAATACCCGTTCGGTAACCGTCCGGCGAAACAATCGCCGTTGCGTCGGCGTCGCCGAACGTTCCCCTATACATTTGCAAACACAACCGCACCGCCTCCGCTAAACTGTACGCCTCCGATTCAGTCGCCCCGTAGCAATCAACTTGCACCCTGTTTTCAGCCATCCCCGCAATTGCTGTTAACGTTTCGGCGCTTGTTCCGTGAAATACCTCGTAAATAACAAACGGCGTTGCAACGCCCTGTTTTGCCAAATGCGAGTAAATCCGAGCCGCCGCCCCGCTTCCAACTAAATTCGTGACCGATGAAACGGTTTTCAAATATGTTTTGAGGTTTTCCCCAACGCTTGCCATTAGTTCAAAACCTCCGTAGCCTCGGCAATCATTACCCTATCTCTGCCGTGGTGTTCCAAAATACGAGTAACCAAATATTGCTTGCCGGTAACCAAATTCTCAAAAATCATTTGCGTTGATAATCCCTGCAAATTCCGAAACTCGATGACGTTTGTAGTTTCAGCCTGCAATTGTTTACCCCTGTAAACCTCACCGCCGGTGATGGCAACGATGTTGCACGGGATACCCGTAAAAAACTGGACGTAATCGGGGTCGGGGTCACCGTCCGGCGAATTGTCACGCAAAATTTTTACTCGGTGCCGATAGGTCACGGGTACGAACTCCGTTGAAACCTGGCAACTAGGTTTTCATATAGCTTAATCGTTGCGTCTTTTTCCTTTGTGGTGCCGCGTAGTTCTTCCATAATGTCGCATTGAACCAAAATGGCCTGTTTCGCAATCTCTGGCACAACTGCAACGCCGGCCACGTAATCAATTGTGATGGCGTCCCAACGTGCTTGGATCGTCGGCCAATCCTGATCCGGTGCCAAATGAATTTGTCGGTTTGGAATGTCGACTGAATAGACCGACGTTGCAAGCGTTTGTAACGCTCCGTCGGCGTCGTAATATTGAATCGACGTAAACGTTTGAACTGGCCGATAATAAAGCCGCCACGTTGGTACTGGAAACTCTGCTATTTGTTCGGTCACCGTTCGAGTCGTGGTTACGCTTTGCGTGTCGTGTTCCCATTGTTCGGTGGCTGCAACAATTAACCGGTTTAGTCGGTCGTCGCTGTAGCTATCGCCTTGGGCAAAGCCTAATTGGTCTTTGACTTCTTCCAAGCTCACCGGTTGCGGTGTTGTGTTTGCTGTTGTGATACTTCGCATTTTTGCCCTTTAAAAGAATCGGCGGTCACGGAGGTAACCGCCGATTCCGGGGTTTGCCGGATTACTCCGGCGATTCGGTTTTAGGCTTTCGCTTTCGCTTCGCCTTTTTCGGCGGATCAACCAACACGGCAACGCCGCGTTCAATTAGCAAATCCGCCGTTCTTTTATCCATTGCGTCAAACACTTGGCCGGCACGTCGTCCCGACCAAGCTTTGACCAATTCAACCTTAACTCGATCAATCATTAGCTCGCTGCCGTCTGAATTGCGGTAACTGATCCGGCAACGCTTGCCGAATCGTGATTGTCAACCGTTACAGCGTTCCGTGCGATTGCTCGTACGTAAATGCTGTCTGTGTTAAACGCGTAGTCGGTGCTTGTCGCAATGCTTACGCCCTGCCGCTGACCATAGAACACGCTTTGCGACATATCACCAAAGTATACAAACGACGTTGAAACGGCGTCCGCACTTGGCATTGCCTGGCAAATGTTGATTGGGAATCCAAACAACGCTGGACGCCAACCGTTGGTCATTTCGGTACCAGGCGTACCGCCGGCGGCGTTAAGCAATGGAAGCACCGACTGAGAATAGGTAAACATTGACATATACCATTCTTGATTTGATCCCTGATAAAACGGGTTCAATCCAACGGCGTCCTCAAAATTGGCAAGGGTAAAGCTACCAACGCCCGTACCGGATGCGGTAATTAACGATCCGGCACCCAATGCGTTTGCCAAACCGGTAACGCTTCCGTAAGTTGACGTTCCGTCACCGTTAAAAATGTCGTCTTCAATTTTGACGGCCATCTGGTGGGCGAAATCATCAATAACGGTATCGACCATCGAAATAACGCCATCTGCCTCAACCTCATTTGAGATTTGAGTCAATGCCGCCATTTTACGAGCCGTCAACGTAATCTGAGCAAACGTAAGGTTTGATTCGGTAACCGCTGCTAATTCCGCAGGATAGTAAACGGTTGTTCCTGTCAAACGGTCTGGGATTCTGTGAGTTGCAGAAACCATTGTTGACGTCCGAACCTTTGAAAGAATTGGGCAAAGTGCCTGCAATCTTTTTAGCAATGCCGCTTCCAACGGTTCCGGCACAAACTCCAAACCAAGTGTTGACGCCTCTTTTTGGGCGTTCATAATGCCGTGTTCCTTCAGGAACTGTTTGGCCGGGGCGTGATTGAAAACGTTAGCCAATAGGTACTGGCCGCAAACGTAAGCTTCTTTTTCGCCGGCGTCGTCGTTGGCAAAGTTTTTAAGTGCCAAATGACGTTTTGCCCTTGCCGGAACAACAACGCGATCTTTTACGGCGTTGTGGTGCCGTTGTACGGTTCCGCCTAGCTTTGCCGCTGCAATTTCCCGTTGCCGTGATTCAATCGCGGCGCGGTTTTTCATCTTGTTCTGTAGTTGCTCAATTGCACCGGGTTTGCCGTCGGTGCCATAGGCGCCGTCGATTTCAACCTGTTCTTCGGAATCCGGCTCGCGGTTTTCTTCGCGACAAACGGCAAGGATGCTTTCAACCTTGGCGTTTTTGTCGTCAATTTCCAACTGTAGTTCGTGTGCGCTTTTCATTTCGTAAACCTCTAAAATTGTTAAAACTTTAGCGGCCAACAAAAAAAACGCCGAACCGCTGGACAAATATTGTCGAACGAACTCGGCGTCGATGCGTGAAATATAACGTTTGCCGTTTACTTGTCAACCAAAAACATTAAACCTTGCGTTGCAAGAAAACCGCCTAAAATTAAACAAGTCCAGATTTCTACCATTATTCAACCTCCGTTTTTAGTTGATATTCAAACAATCCCGCACCGGCGCGGCCTCTGTTTCTTTTGTTTACTGTAAACCCACCAAACCTTTTTTTTCGCAAATGCCGCAATTGTGCGCTTATCGACGCGTGCGGGTCACCAGTCTTACAATGGATTTCGTCAAGAGTTCTCCACCTTGAATCCTTCATGCAATTAAAAACGCGTTCAATTTGTCCGGTTAAACGTTTCCGATCTCGTTCGTCGACGTAATCCGAACCGTTAAAATGCGCCGGCAACGGTTTTGGGTCGTTTTGCGAATACTTATCAAACAACATAGAATTTCCAATCTGCCACCCAAAAGAAATAAAAGCGCGGCACCAATCCGGAGTGGAAAACAGATTGCAGGTAATGAGCCTGGCCGCGTACTTGTTTTTACCTTATCGGCGGTTTGCCCGCAATATCTTTAGCCGGTGTTCGGCTTTTGTACGATTAGGAAAAAAAGCCGTTCGCTCCCCCGCTTTCATATTCCGCACCAATGCAGCCGGCGTCTTTTTAAACCTGTTTTCCGGAACCGCTGCCGCGTCAATTGCTTGTTGCCGGCTCGTTGTTGTCGCAATAAGGTTTTCAATTTGATCGTCAGCGTTAAACCAGGTTTCATCATCGAGCATTGCCGAAACTGCGGCGGCTTTTAAACCTAGTTTTTCCGTGTAAATGTTAACCAACGTTTGCTCGGCGTTGTCCAACAAATCCGCGGTTTTCCTTAGATCGGTTGCGGTTCCCCAACTCATTGAAAACGGCCGATGTATCATTGCAAAACTGTTTGGCGCCGCCTTGCGTTCCGTGCCGGCCAGCATAATAACGCTGGCAATTGATGCGGCCAACGCGTCGTTTTGGGTCGTTACGCCTTGCCGGTGTTCCTGTAAAGCGTTGTAAATTCCTAAACCCTCGAACACGTCACCGCCTGGCGAATTGATCCGGACGGTTAACGCTTTGTTTCCGATGGCTTTAATTGCCCCGACAACATCGCCGGAGGAAACTCCGCCGGAACCGCTTGCCGTGATTTCGTCATATATCCAAATTTCACCGGTTTTTTTGTCGTAATCAAACATTCTTTAACACCTGTTCCGTTAGTAGTTCGGCGGTTCCCGTTAGGTCAAAATTAGCCGGACGCCTTGCAACGTGCCTTAATGAGTCAATGCAATGGTTTTGAGCAATCAAACGGTCACCGCCTAAACCCTCGATAACTTCCCCCAATTTGTTGGCGTAACCGTCATACCAATTTTCAATAGATTTTAGGCTCTCTCCGCGTTTCAACCGTTTGTTTACCTGCCGCTGTTCCTGGTTCAATAAAACTTGCAACCGGCTTGCCACGGCCGAAGCTGCGCGGTCGTCTTGCGGCTC